GGCGTGCCCCGCGCTGGCATCCAGATAGGCGCCGGTAATCACGATCTTCACGGGGTCCGTCCCGCTCACTTCGTACACGCGATCACGGGCATGGCCCAAGCGGTTCCACAACACACGCTGGTCGTACGCGCCTTGCACCCCGATGTGGCCCGTGCGCTCATTGCTCCAGGTATGCCCGCCGTCATTACTCCAGCGCAGCACGACCACGGGATCACTCCCTTGGCCCACCGTCAGCCCGACACCGGTTTCGATGTCCAACTGAAATAGATGATGAAAGAGCCGCACGTCATCCGGGATCACTGGACCCTCGTATGCGGCGCGCGCCGCAGCCAGCGGATCGTGGAGATGCTGGTGTCGTAGCTGGCCAGCGTGACCTCGATCGGTTCGCCTTCGGTCTCCTCGGGGCACTCGCTGCAATCGACCGGGATCAGCACGGGCGTCACTTCGTAGACCGCGATCGCCTCCGTGGAGGCGGGCATGGTGACGTTCGCGGTCCAGGTATAGGGACCAGATGGACCTGAATACGTGCCGGTGTTGAACCGCGTGGGGGAGGAATACGATCCGGTCAGGACGAAGTACTCCCGCACGTCCAAGGCGATCTGGAACGCGCAGGCCCCCGCCGTACCGTCCACCAGGAACTCGAGCAGGAGCCCGCTGGTGACCGAATACGCCACCGTGTGGACGTCGGCGCAGTCGGTGAACTCGATGTCACTCCGATAGAGGCCCGACAACGCGCGAGACGGAAACTCCTCGGTCGGCGCCAGCGGGGCGGCCACCGCGGGATCGTCCATGAACTGGCTCAGGGCGTAATCGCCCGCGCCGTCGCGGCCCGCGTTCGGATTGGAGTACGGCCGGTCACTGGTAAAGAAGTTCCAGGTGACCCAGCCGATATTGACCGCATCGAACGGATCGAAAAACAGCAGCGAGCGGTTCGTGGGCCGGCCTTGGATGCCGTATTCGCCCGTGCTGGGCAGGTCGATCCCTTTGGCGATCCAGACGGAATCGAGATCCACGCGGGGCGAAACGCCCAGCTTCAGCATGGAATCATCCGAGAGCCCGCGCCCGAGCACGATGTTGTTGTGCTCGATTAAGACTTCATCGTTGTATTGCAGCGCGATATACCCATCCGCGGCGAATGTGCCGACGTTGGGATCGAAGCTGCTCGTGCGTACGGCCACGGCCCACGCCTGAAAGCCCCAGGTCGAGCGGGTGGGCTGCACGCCGTCTGCGGGCTCCCCGATATAGACGGGGGTATACGGCACCTCCACGGTTTCCGTTTGCAGCCCAGAGGCCCCCGGCCATTGCAGGCGGACGTTGTATGTATCTTCGATCCAGATAAAGTTGGTGAAGTCACCAATCGACTGGTCGCCCGCGATGAACGACACCATCGCGAACACATTGCCGTTCTGGCTAATGGACGGTTCGGCGCTGGCGTTGTTAAAGATCCCGATCAGGTAGTTGAAGTCTGAGGCGCCAACGATGCCGTAGTTGCCGGAGTTCCGACCGTGGCCGCCGAAGCTAAACTCCTTGCTCGGGATGATGTCTTCGGTCTCCTCCGCGGGCAGGGTTTCGACCACCACGGCGAGATCGCCGCCCCCGGCATCGACCGAGCCGAACATGATGGTGTATTCGGTCCCCATCGTGCCGATCCAGACCGCCGCGGGCGAGTCGCCGGTGTTTGATTCGACTTCGACCAGCGATCCGCAGATGCCGGTGTAGACCGCGACGAAGGTCTCCCCGCCCGCGTCTTCCACCCGTGCCCGGTAATACGTGGTCGATCCCGGCGTGAACGTGTAAAAGATCGTGTTGTGTGGTGTCCCTGCACCAAGGGCCGAGACCGCGGGATCGCCGGCATCGGTGCTATCGTCGCCGGTCGTATCGACCGTTTCACTGTGCGGGAGGCTCGCAATATCTTCCGCATCGGCACACGTGTTGTTGTCTGGCGCCCCGGTGCCCCCGCTGCCCGTAATCGAGAGATCCGTGAGCCCCGGTGTTCCCGGCGTGATCGCGTCGTACCCGATCAGGATGTAGACCGGGGCCGTTATATTGACGACGAGAGGGGTTCCGCTCGAGGGGTTCAGCGCGTAGCCGATGTCCTGCCCATCTGCCGCACTGGTGACGAGCGTCGCCGCGTCCTCCTCGAAGACCGCGACGTACAGATTACCGTCTGAGCCATCGACGTGGATGGTCAGCGTCTCCGGGGCATCGGGTTCGTAGTACCACCAGAGCGTACGTTCCGCCGCGAAGGAACTGCCACTAATGAACGGATCGCGCTGCGGTCCCCCGCTCCCGGATTCGCCCGTGGCGTACGACTGCTTGACGTTGGAGACCGTGTACGGCAGCGACCCGATGACGGTCGCACTGCCCACCAGATCGTTATCCGGCGCGGCCATCGTTAGGGCCGGATTGAACGTGATCGTCGGGTTGAGCGCGGTATTGGTCGATCCGACCGTCAGATCCCCCGTCGCGCTATTGGAGCCGATGTTGGTGGTCCCGGCGCGGCTGGTCGTGTGGCTGTTGCGGCTGATGTAGCCGAATTCCACAATGATGTGGTCGCCTTCGCTCCAGGCCCCGCTCAAGGCTTGCGCCGACTGCAACGCGATGCCGGTGGCCGTCGTTGGCCATTCGTTCGTGGTGTTCTCGGCGTAGTTGCTCAGGAGCGTGGAGCGGACGACGTTCGTCTCTCCCACCGCCACCCAGACGTGGAGCGCGGTGTAGAAATCGGCGTCGGCATTCGCTTCCACGACGGCCAGGATCAGATCGATCGTGCCGGTATAGCCCGCATCCGCTGCCAGCGCTGGCCCGACGAAGATGTTCGTGAGCACCTTCCACGGGGTCGTGGCGGTGTTCTCTGATTTGCTCGTGGTCCCGATGCTGCTCGCTGCTTTGTACGGCAGCAGACCACGCCGGCCGGGGGTCGCGGTGGCGTCCCACGTGCCCTTGGCCGTAAAGGTGGTGGTAACCGCCCCCGGTTCGCCGCCGAGATACGCCGTCCCGAGGGTCTGGGCCATTTAGACCGTGACGAGCTCGAGGTGGTAGAGATCTGCGCGCTGCTCATACAGCGCCCCGGTCCGTCGATCTCCGATCAGGTGCTTCCCGAAGGCGTACATGTGGCAGCGCCCGACCATCGGAGACCACGTCGCGTTGCTGGTGTTCCACAACGCGCGCTCATGCCACGACAGTTGCGCGGGTACTGAGGCGTCGTACACCCAGGACACCGCGTTATCGTTGTCTGCTGCGTCCGCTGCGTCGGGGATGTAGAGGTGATAGAAGCTATGCCCGAGCCACTGCTCGGTATAGGCCACGCAATCATCGATCGACGTGTAGCCGTTCCAAATCTGCTCGATCGCGTGCGTGGAGACGCGCTGCGGGGCGCCCTGCTGACCCCGATAGAGCACCCCGGCCCCGTGTTCGTTCTTTCCGACCCAGAACACGGTGTTATCCATCCGCTGCGCGGACCAGCCATCCCCCACGATGCCTTGGTGGAGGATGTTGTTGATCGGCTCGAACGGAAACGCGGAGTTTCCCGAGTTGTACCAGATCGACGTGGTAGACCCGCCGAACAGCCAAATCTGCCGATCGTGGACGATCAGCGCCTTGACGAGATCGGACGACGTGGACACTTGCCCCACGTCCAGCGCATCCCACGCCGTGCCATCTTCGAGCGCGGAGAGTTGAAACGCCCCGGTTGTGCTGTTCAGGACGACGAAATAGCCATCCACGAACGCGCCCATCTTGGCCTCCCCTTGCGGGAAGTCACTATCGGCAATCTCGGTGATCGTGTTGGCGGTCAGGTCGAAGATATAGCCGTAGCCGCCGGAGGTGACGAAGATTTGATCGCCGGCCGTGCCGTTGCTCGAGAGCGTCGCGGGGTTGTCGTCTTCCATGACCGCTGGGCCGTACGCGGTCTCGGTCCCGTCTGACGCGATCTCGTAGAACGTGTCCCCGGCCACCGCAAACGCCCGCCCGTTGATTTCCAGGCACCCGCGCGTACTGTCGCCGCCCAAGGTCGCAAACGTGCGTAAGCCGGGAATGCGATAGAGGATGGGGTTATTGGGGGGCTGACCACCCGCGATGACGTGCGGATAGAGATTGCGCGTGCGCTCTGCCGAGGCGTTGACGCTCGCTTCAGGACAACTGCCCCCGCAGAAGTTGGGCAGTCTCACAGATAGGTGTCCGCTTCGATGTCCCAGCGTCCACCGCACCCACTGAGCGCGGGATCGCCTGTAATGATGATCGGGCGATAGTTCGCCAGCTTGATCGAGGCCTTGCTCTCGTCGGCCATCATCTTGAGCGCCGGATCGAGGGGGCGCCCGTACTCTGGCGCGAGCTCGATCGCGAGATTCGCCGTCAGCGCCCGCTCATAGCCATTCGGCAAGCTGATCGACGTGGCCAGCGTCGCTAACGTGGTCACGGGTGCAGGCGCGTAGATCACGCCCAGCAAGGCGCTGGAGGTCGGCGTGGGCCAATACGTGATGGTCCCGAGCGGATAGGTCGGGTTGTAGTAGACCGCCCGCGGGAACTCGCCTGTTTGGGCCTTCTCGCCAATCGCTTGGTACTGCTCCTGCGACAACTGATCGATCTGCCGCTCGAGATCGGGCGTGGGCGTGGTATCGACGTACCCAATCCGCGAGACGTAGATCGGCCGTGCGACGGCCACGGTCCCCGCCAACCCCAACGTATAGGCCGCAGTCCCCGAGACAATCGTCCACGTCGTGCGCGTGATCGTGTAGACCGTCAGCCGCTCATTGGCCCAACTGTCGATCAGCGCATTGAGACGAAGCAGGCCATCGGCGGATTCCTCAGCCTGTGGAGTTTCCCCCGCGGCCAAGACACCGATCCGCTTCAGCGCCGCCGAGATCAGGTCTTGGGCGGTCATGCCCTACCCTTCAAACTGCGCCGTCACCACCCACGTGCCGCCGATCGTGTTGTTGTCGATCGCGAGGCCCTGCACAATGCGGCCATTGACTTCGGCCGTAAACGAGGCGTTATCGCTCGTGCCTTCCGTGAGGTAGTCCACGAGGATGTTCCCCGTGCCTGGTGTGCCGGTGTCCCGGATGACCAGCCGCTGCCCCGCGGTGAGCGCGGATCCGCCCGAGACCCCGCCCTGGAACTGCATCGATCGCAGCCGGCGGCCCATGTACGGCGCAAACGCCACCCCTTCATTCACAGCCATTACGACTCCTTGCGGCTACGCCGCGACAACCGAGGCGCCGGGATCGGCGCGGGTGCAGGCTCCACCACGGGAGCCGAGGTAAAGACGGCCGGCGACTCCGCCCAGCCCGTCGCGAGATGCGCCGCAATCTGGGCGTCGCCTTCAACGATCCGTGCCGGTTCGGTGCGGTGATACAACCAGGTGCGCCTCATGGCTGCACCGAGTAGCGTTGACGCTTCAGTGACGTCACTGAGCGCGACGCCCAACAGTCATCGCCCACCGGCCGCCACGCTTCGCCCATGAACTTCGGCGCGGTCATCACCGCTTCGATGATCTGGCCGGCACCCTCGCGGGTTTCTGCGATGCCTTCGATCTCGGTGTTGAGGGTGACGACCCAGACGGTCATGCGTGGGCGAGCTCCGGTTGACAGACGGCCCCGGTCGGCGGTGGATTCTCCAGCCGTTCCGCGGCAATCAATTTCAGAATGTGATCGGGGGGCTGCTCGAGGCCATCGGCGCCAATCGGAAAGCCGGGGAGCCTCTTTGGCTCGCTCCAGGTCCGCTTGGTGTACGCCTTGACGAGCATTCCGTCCGCGTCGTGTGATTCGTAGCCGTAGAGTTCTTTCGGATCGGCTAAGAGCGTGCAGGTCTCGGGAATGACGAGCGTCACGCCCATCGCTTCGGCGCGGCCCATCCAGTACTCCGCGCTCCCCCGCTGTGTGCCGTATTCGCTATCGACGCCGTAATTGACGCCAAAGAAGCCGAGATGCGTGACGCCTTCGCTCAGCGCCAGCGCGATCATGTAAGCGACGTGATTCGTAAAGTACGGCCGCCTAAGCTCCATCGAGACTTGCTCGAACGGATAGCGCACCGATGCCGGAATCTCGGGAAAGCGCTCCTGCATGTAGATCGGGACCGGTTGCGTCTCGAGCCAACGCAGGTACTTCTGGCCTTTGTTGTTGCTCTTGCTCCAGCACTCCCGCCGGTGCAAATCGAAGAACCGATCCGGCTGGCGCCTGAAGAAGCCACGTGAGGAGGCGTGGCCCCACAGTTCCCATGTCGGATCGGTCCACGGGGCGAAACGGAGACTGGCTTCGTGGCTGCCCAAGAAGCCAATCTTGCGAAGACGCCCCAGCCCCGCCGCCGGGATCGACGGCCGCGCCATCGGCTCGGCGGGAGGGGCTAGAACGACTGCCAACTACGACATCCCGATGTCGGTCGCCGCGCTGAACACGTACGGCCGATTCAAGTAGACAGGCACGGCCACTCCGGTATGGCTCGCCGCCGACGTCACATTCGTCGTCGCCGCTCCGGTAATGAACATGTTGTAGATGGTCCGCTGCGGGGTGGAGGTCGTATTAATGACCGCCGTCATACCCGCTGCGGGTGAGGACACCGACGAGGCCACGATCGGCACGTAGGCCGAGGTGATCGCCGAGGTGCCGCCGGCTTCCTGCGCCGAGCAGGTGCCGGTGATCTGGACCCAGCCCCAGGTATCCGAGGCCGTGGAGCCTTCCGCCACGACGCCCACGGCGCCCTGGTGATTGGAGCTCAGGACCGAGGCGAGATAGCTCGCATCAATCCCGACCACCACGCCGGAATGCACCTGCTCCTGGAAATCCACCAGGACGAAGGTCTTGCCGGCGAAGGTGCGTTCCGATCCGAGGGGCAGCATGTAGTTGGGCAGCGAGCCCGCGGGCGATCCCGCGTCCCCGGTGAGCCCCACGTTGCCTTCCGGCCCCTCGAGGAATCCGATCTGCGCCTTGGTGGCGATGTAGACGGTCGCGCCGCTGGCGTGCGGACGGGCCTTCGTGCCCATCGCGCCACGGATGACTTCGACCACGCCCGAGAGCGGAACCGAGTTGACGAGGACGGCTTCCTGATCGATGACCAGGACCGACTGCGACGATCCCGCGCCGCTGATCCCCGACGTCGAGGCCAATCCGAAGCGGATCGCCTTGTTGTCGAGTGCGGCCGAGAGCGTGGTGCTAGAGAGTGCTGCTATGGCCATGAGTTACGCTCCCTGGACGCGCAGCGCGGTCCACTCCGGCCGGATCAGGTTCCACCCGAAGAACAGATCCAAGCGAGCTAGGTTGTTGTCGTTGTTGATGTCGTACGACTTGGTGAGCCGCATGGAGATGCCGGCTTCCTCATCGCGGGCAAAGACGCACACGGGCGCGTCCACGTCTTCCGCGTCCGCCATCGCGAGCACCACAGAGCCCGGCTTCACAATGAAGCCCTGCGCTGAAGACGTCGCGGTGAGCGTCGCACCCGCTGCCGTGCCCCACACGAGGACGGCGGCGTTATCGACCGGCAGCGCGGTCACGTTGGCGAGCTGCGATCCACTCGCGGCGGAATACATCGCCGGGGTGAAGCTGGCCGTGCCATCCGCGCTGATGTCTGCCGTCAGCGTGAACTGGCGGAGACGACCCGTGCTCGAGTAGTTGGCCGAGTTCACCTCGAAGACGTTGGCGATCGTGAACACGTCGCCTTCCTTCAAGGCGCCCGAGGCCGAGGTCAGCGCATCGATGCCGATGGTTGACATGCCTTCCGAGAAGCTCGCCTGATTGACCAGGATGGTCGCAGAGGTGAACGAGCCCGTGGTGTGCCGCGCCACGTTCGGGGA